AATGCTCAGAACGTAGCGTCATACAATGCTCAGAACGTAGCGTCATACAATGCTCAGAACGTATCAGCATATAACGCACAAAATCCTGCGTCATACAATGCCAGCAATCCAAACTATGCCGTGTCTGGTTTTAATCCGCAGAATGCCGCATCGTATAATGCTAGTAATGCAAACTACAACTCAAATAATCCAAACTACGATGTAAGTGGGTTCAATCCGTATAATGCATATAACTACAACTGGGAAGTTACATCATTCGACAGAATTCAATTTTTCTATATGACTTTTTTCCAAAACGGCACTCAGAATGCCCAGCCCGACTGCCCTGCATTTTATGAAATTGGTTTTGGTTATCAATTTTATGTACGAAACTATTCTTGTACTGGATATGGCAACAATCCAAACTACGCTGTATATGGATTTAATCCGCAAAACGTTGATGGCTTTAACGCACAAAACGTTGCGTCATACAATGCCAGCAACGCAAACTATGCCGTGTCTGGTTTTAATCCGCAGAATCCTGCGTCATATAACTCTCAGAACATTTCAGCATATAACGCACAAAATCCAGCATCGTATAACGCACAAAATCCAGCAACATATAACGCACAAAATCCAGCAACATATAACGCACAAAATGCCGCAACATACAATCCTCAGAATATTGCAACATATAACGCTAAAAACATTGCGGCATACAACGCACAGAACGCAGCATCATACAACGTAAACAATGCTAACTATAACTCTCAGAATCCTGCAACATACAATACGCAAAATATTGCAACATATAACGCTAAAAACATTGCAACATACAACACACAGAACGCAGCATCGTATAACGTCAATAACATTGCTACATATAACGTCAATAACATTGCCTCGTTCAACGTAAATACAATCGCAACATACAATGCAGCAAATGCGGGCAACAGTTCTGGTGCATTGGGTGTCAATGCAGCGGGCGCAGCAGCAAGTAACTCTCCTGCACAGCCTGGTGCATACACGCCAGCAACTACAGTGTCTCAGTATAGCTATCCAGACGGAGCAACTTATCCTGTAACTGTAGGTACCGGTGGTTCTGTCACCGTAAGATCAAGGTAATTTACTATGCCAGGACCATTTACACAGCCAACACAACCAACTGGAATTATTTTTCGCCAGAAAGTGGGTATTGGAGCTGGGCACGATCATCCACATGTAATACAACTAATAAACTCTAATGAGAATACAGTGTGCGCCGTTGATGATGCTGCTACCAACACAAGATACATGAAATGTGCCAATGGAATGTTAGACAGCTTTTATTTGAATACATTTCAAAATGTAAATAATAAGATGTTTATTGTTTTATCTGGCAAAACAGATATCACATACGATTACAATCCTGTCGATGATGCATCAAGAGACGAAAAAAATAGAATAACAAATTACATTGATTCTATTGATAATCCAGATTTGTATGACTATGAAGAACTTGACAATAAATTTGTTGTGCATATCACAGCGGAACCATCAGCAAATAACACATGGATTGATGTTAAACGAGATTGGATGACAACATCAATGAACGTGGAAGTGGCTATTCCAAAGCAAGAAGCAGCGGAAACATTTTTCATTGCAATAAAAAGAAATGAAACATACACAGCTAAATATTGCAACCTAGATGCCAATACATCTATTGTACTAGATACAACTAGCGAAAAAATGATAATTCCATTTAATCTTCCACGAAATAAACAATTTAAAATAAATGAAGATAGATATATTTTTGACATTATCAATAATCCAGAATATACTGGTAGAATAGAGATTAAAAATTTAACTACAAACACAGTTATTTTTGTGGTAGCAGAAAAATGTTAATATCTAATAGCAATAAAACAATTCTGTATTTTAATCCCAAAACTGGCGGGACTTCAATCTATAATACATACAAAGACTCTGGTCTAGATGTTTGTTATCACGACATTAGACATTCTGTTCTAACAGAAGAAACAGATTATGCTTTATTTTGTTTTTATAGAAATCCTATAGAAAAATTTGTTTCTGCGTATAATCACATGTGCCTCTTTGAACTGAATTCAGATGGCGGATTTAAAGGATATTACAACAGTCCTATTTTGTTGTTTATGTATGAGAAATTCCATAATGTTTCAGTTCCAGAAGCCGATGCTGTGAATGTAATCGCACAAGGCATAACATGGAACAATCATCAATATAGACTTTCGATAACAGATTTTATTACTGTATTGACACAATTACGCGATGATCCAAAAGAAAAAGTCTTTGCGAGACTCGGAGTTTTTCATAATCAAACACATTGGTTAGACCATCCTAATTTGACATTGCTTGATTTTCGTGATATAAATAATGAAGTAAGAAAAGTAACAGATGCGTTAGGTATTAGCTATAAAGAATTGCGTAGAGATAACGTATCAGTTAAACATGTAAATGTCGCAGATTTAACTCCAGAAGAGATTTCAGCAATTAAAGCCTATTATGCAACAGACTATGCATTTTTTGCGAGTAAAAATATAACATTTGATTGAACAGGAGAATTAGCATGACTTTGAGAGTGAATAAAATTGGCGCTATTTTTAATAAATTTTGTGTATGTAATGAGATGTTTAGTTCTGATGAGATAGAAAAAATTGTTTTTCTTGAAAAGATCATGAAGTTTGAAAAGGGAGTTATAGGCATTGGTATTGGTCAAGCACAAGAATCTCCAGAAGTAAGAAGTTGTGATGTTTCAAATTTTATGCCAGATGAAAATTCTGGTTGGATTTTTGAAAAAATTGCAAATTTTATTCCTAGAATCAATTATGATCATTTTATGCTTAATATTGCAGGGCTTTCTCCTTTTCAATATACAATATACAAAGCTAAAAACAACGGCCATTACGACTGGCATATTGACGTATTTCCTGCTTGGCATAACTTCGAAAGAAAAATTAGCGGCGTAATGTTCCTAAATAATCCAGACGAGTATGAAGGCGGCGAGCTAGAAATCATGACTACTGGCAGTCCAGATCGTACAGAGATCATCAAAGGAAATGCTGGTGACGTTGTATTCTTTTCTTCAATGTTTCCACATAGAGTTAAACCAGTAACCAAAGGAACCAGAAAGACAATTGTATTCTGGATTGAGGGCGAAAGAGAGTAATATATTATGAAACTCAAAGATTTGAAACTGTTATTTCGTAATGAAGTAATAGAATTTTATTGTCATCCTAGATGGGAAGGTGTTATCCCAGAACCAGTACCGGCAAATAGAAAAATTCCAGACTGGTGGAAAAAAGTTCCCCCATATATTGATGATGCGCCAAGAGATCCGTTTGGTGGTAAACCATGGACTTCAAAGAAATGTATGCCCCTTTTAGACGTACATTCTTTGGGATTTATTATTCCCCTACAGGGCGATCTTGGTGTACACACAAACATTGATAGAAGCATTATTAAAGTCACAAATCCACCAAATATGGGTCTTGCTGAGTTTCATAACAAAGATCAAATTGGTGGTTTCCGTGATGCAGACGCAATCAAGTTTATCAACTATTGGGTAATTAAAACTGCGCCTGGCTGGTCTACTTTGTTTCTTCCGCCAATCAACGCATTTAATCCAAACTTCACTTGTCTCGGCGGTCTTGTAGACACAGATAGATATCCAAAGGAAGTTAACTTTCCAGCTATCTGGCATACAGGCAATTTTGATGACGTACTACGTGCTGGTACTCCTCTAGTGACTGCTATTCCTATTAAGAGAAATTCTTTTGATAGATTTCCAAAAATTAGAAAGATGAAAGCCAAAGAAGCTAAAGAAATTGAGAAGATGCAAATTATTCAAGGTTCTAGATTAAGTTATTATACTAATGAATTGAGGGAACCTAGAAAATGATGTTTAATTTCCTGAAGAAAAAAGAAAAAGATGTATTATTTGTAGATTGCTCTCGAAAAGCATATCTGATGCATCCTGTTGAAAAAGCAGCACAAGTTAAAGTACACTTTGGTGATAAGCAAGTAAAGAGTACTGGTAAACTTGATTTTGCTCAATGCCCAGGAATGGTAGATTTAAAAAACTACGGATACATTATTCCTGCTTGGGATGATATCAACATTATGGCTAATGAGTCTGGCGTTATGGTAACAATGGGCACTGGCAGACAATCACATTTTCCACCTCCAAGGAAAATGTCTAATGAAATAGGAGCTGGAATATTTACGCCTCAAGATAATATTCCTTTTCAAGTGTGGCATATTGAATCTCCATGGCATGTTGTTTCTCATAAGCCAGGAATGTCCATGGTGTTTTTACCAGCAACATATCATGCTCCTTTTCTAGATGATATCTTTGTTTATCCGGGTATTGTTGATTATAACAATTATTCTTCTATGAATTTTATTTTCTCAATTAAGAGAAAATGCAATTTTACTATCAAAGCCGGTACACCATTGTATCAAGTGATGCCCTTTCTTCATATTAAAGATGGCATTACGGGTGGTTATGGACCAGCAACACCAGAACAATTTGATTACACAAATACTATTTTCTCAAGTGCAAAACAATTTTATAGAAAATATATTTTAAATAAAAAGCCTATGGGATTAAAACTGCACGACGGCAACTCTGAACAAAACGTAGTGGAAGATCCAGAATCCGATTTAGACGATTTACCAGACAATGAAAAATTCAAGAAGTAGGAAATTATGAAAATATTCGTAAGCATTGTCTCGTACAGAGATCCTCTTTTAAAGCTAACCATAGATAGTATTCTAGAAAGTGCGTCTGGTAGGCACGAAATCACTGTCGGCGTCTTTGAGCAGACTGTAGCTGCTGATAGCTTAGAAGTGTTAGCGCCCGATCTTATCGCTCAGAGAAATATTAGATACATGAGGATTAATCCTGAGTATTCTTATGGCGTTGGCTTTGCTCGACATGTTAATTCTCTTCAGATGAAAGATGAAGACTTTCTGTATCAGATCGACTCACATATGTTGTTTGATAAGGGTTGGGATAGAAAACTCATCAATGATTACAGAAAAGCAAATGAAAAGCACAATGATGGTAAAATCATCATCACTGGAAGCTGTAAGAACTGGGAATTTCTTGACGGTAAAGCAACCAAGCAATTAGAAGACATGAAGCTAACGTGTCGAGTACGATACTTTGATTATCGTGCAGACTGCGATATCGTCTCTGCTCACGGAGATCACATTCCACCGACAGACGATGTTATGCCTGCAATTCATATCTGTGCAGGTAATACTATGTTCCCTGCTTCTTGGATAAAACAAGTCGGCATTGATCCGTACATCTTCTTTGAGGGTGAGGAACAAATTCTAACGCTATCTTCTTTTGCTGCTGGCTATCACATGTATCATCCTAGATCAATGCACTGTTATCACTTTCTAGGCACTCACGGCTACATCACAAAGCAGAGTGTTCAGCCTGTTATTCCAGAGCATGTTCTAGGCGAAAGAATCTACAAGTCGCATCAGTATCTAAAACAGTTTATTGCTAATTTAGATGATGCTGTCCTAGAAGAGTACCGCGAGTACTCTGGTGTTGATTACATTAATCAGTGTCTAGAAGAGAAAGCCAAGACGTATACGATTACTCTTGGCGGCGGGCCTGAGCCAGTAGAAGAGATTCCAGCAGAAGTTGCTGAAGTAGCAGTAGAACCAACTCAAGAAGTAGTTCCAGAGGTTGCGGTAGAACAAACATAAATACTACGAACATCACCACCTAGGGGAGAGGGAACCAGGTTATGGCTAGTAGTAATTCTTCATTTGTTGTAAAAAATGGGCTAACAGTTAACACCAATCTATTGTTTGCGAACAATGGCAAAGTCGGTGTTAATACAGCCTCTCCAGATGCCGCGCTAACGATTGTTGGTTCAGCTAACGTTCAAGGTCCAGCAGTTGTAACGACTACCTTCGCGGCAGGCAACACTACTGTCACTGGCTTTGTCAACGCATCTGCTAACGTAACATCTCCCGTATTCTACGGCAACACAGTCAGCATCACGGTCAATGCGTCTTCAAACGTTATTACGACTAATGTGTATGCTACGACTATCAATGCCGCAGCTAATGTCATCACAGTTAACGTCTACGCAACAACAGTAACAGCAAACACAACTGGTATTCATACTGGTAACGTTTCTGCTTCTGTAGTCAATGCGTCAGCTAACGTATTTACACCTACGCTGTTCGGCAACGTTGTTGCTACAACTATAAATGCGTCCTCTAACGTTATCACAACTAACGTCTATGCTACTACTGTAACTGCTAATACGACTGGTATTCATACTGGTAACGTCTCTGGCACGACTGTAGCTGCTTCTGCCAATGTTACTGTTGGTTCTAATGTCTATATCAGTACTTCCAGTCTAGTCATTGGCAACTCTTCTGTCAACACTTCGATTAACTCGACTGCATTTTCAGGTACAGCAAACAACGCTTCATATCTAAATGGCGTTACACCTACAAACTATGTGACAACTAGCTCAGACTATACTCTTTCTGGCCAGCTAACTCATGCTGCTAACGTCATCTTCAATGCTGGCGTAGCTATTATTGCGAATAGCGGCCCTGGAACATCAGGCCAAGTTCTTTCTACAAACGGCACATCTCTCTACTGGGCAACGTCACTTGTTGGTCCACAGGGTTATACAGGCTCTTTGGGTGGCACTGGCTATACTGGTTCTCAAGGTCCTATCGGCTACACTGGCAGCATTGGTTATAGTGGTTCTGTAGGCTACAACGGCTCAGTAGGCAATCAAGGGCCCATCGGTTATACTGGCTCTATCGGCTACGGTGGCTCTGTCGGCGCAACTGATTCTACTGGCTACAACGGCTCTGTTGGCGCTACAGGCTCTCTTGGCTATACTGGTTCACTAGGCTATACTGGTTCTGTTGGCGTAGGTTACGGCGGCTCAGTAGGCAATCAAGGACCCACTGGCTACACTGGCTCTGTCGGTTCAACTGGCTCTATTGGCTATACTGGTTCAATTGGTTACACTGGCTCACAGGGCTCCACTGGTTATAATGGCTCAAAGGGCGACACTGGCTCGACTGGTTATAATGGTTCTGTTGGTTCACAAGGCAGCATCGGTTATACAGGCTCTAAAGGCGACACAGGTTCTCAAGGTGTTATCGGGTACACTGGCTCTCAAGGTGGTGGTGGCTCACAGGGTATTCAAGGACCTATCGGTTACACTGGCTCTAGAGGTTCTGATGGCAGCAACGGCTCTAATGGTGGGGCAGGCGGCATTGGTTACACAGGATCTAAGGGCGACACTGGTTCTTCAGGTAATCCTTTCGGCGGCGGCACATTCAACGCCAGTATTCAAGTCAACGGTGACATCGGTGCTTCAGGTAACATTGTTGCGTACAACGGCTCTGACATTTCATTAAAAGAAAATATTCAAGATATTCAAAATGCTTTAGCTATTGTAGCTGCAATTGGCGGTAAAACGTTTGATTGGACAGACGAGTATCTTGAAAAGCATGGCGGCGCAGACGCTTACTACAGACAGAAATCTGACTTCGGCGTTATTGCTCAAGACGTACTTGCTGCGTTCCCAGTTGCTACAAGAGTTAAACCAGACGGTACACTAGGCGTTGATTATCTAAAACTTGTCGCTGTTGCTTTTGCTGCTATCAACGTATTAGCGGCAGAAGTAGATAAACTAAAAAACTCTAACGGATAAACGACAATGGCAGCATTACCACAACCATATAATCAGCTGGGTTTAAGTACACTTAAAAATATTTTTGGCACAGCAGATATGAATTTACTTCGTGCGGGCACTAATAATATTCCTAGTGCTTTAACTACTGTTGGTTGGCCGGGAAGTACCGGCGCTGTATCAATGCTCGCGTTTGAAAAAATTGATTTCCAAGTTGTATATCCTCAACAAACAGAGTATAGTGGCGTTTACGCTTATGACGATAGTTATTATCAATATGGGTTAAATATTTATAGTAAAGTTTTTAATTTTGGAAATCCAGCTGGTGGCATATATGGTGATGGCACCAGTAGTTTGACTAATGGTCAAATTCAAGAAATCAGTTGGGCTTGGGATTCGACAAATAATTATTGGTCAGGGTTGGGCTACATTGGTGGGAGATTTAATTACATCATCGATGGATATCATGCAAATTCTGGTTGGACTACACTGGTTGTTGTAGATGAATATGGTAATAGTGTATCATACAACAGAAGTAATATGGATTATTTTAGTAATGGTTCATCTGCCCAATGGCGTAGTGTTATTGATGGCGGCGGTACTCAGGGTACTATATTGTATTCTCCCACTTCATATCTTGCTATAACCTAAAGGAATATATAATGACTGAAGACTATACTTTTCCTACAACAGTTGAGGAATCTTATGTTAAAGGTAGTTTTATTGACTGCGTTAGTGACACAATAACATTTGAGATTCATGCAGTTTTTTTACCCGATGGATCTTGTGATGAAGAAGCAACACTTGCCAAAGTACGTGTTTCTATTGATCAACACAATAGATATTTACAAATGAGAGCAAAATTAAATTCTAATAAGTAATAAAAATACAAGGTAACTGCAATGGCAACTCCTAATACAAGAGAACAATTCAAACAGTACTGCCTACGTAGGCTCGGTAAGCCTGTCATTGACATTAACGTTGATGATGATCAAGTAGAAGATCGTATTGATGAAGCACTCAAGTACTACTGGGACTATCATTTTGACGGCACTGAGAAGATGTACTACAAGTATCAAGTACAATCAACAGACGTTACAAACAGATACATCACGATGCCCGAAAACATCATCGGCGCAGTATCTATTTTTCCTGTAGGTCAATCTCTATCTTCTAACAATTTGTTCAATATTCGCTATCAGATTGCTCTAAACGATTTGTACGATCTAACATCTACAACGATGGTACCGTACTATATGGCAATGCAGCACATTCAATTTCTTGAACAGTTGCTCGTAGGCAATCAGCCTATTCGTTACAATCGTCACATGAACAGACTCTATATCGACATGGGTTGGGACAGAGTTAACGTAGGCGACTATATTATTGTAGAAGCATATCAGATTGTTGATCCAGAAGTTTATCCTGACGTATGGGGTGATCGTTGGCTCTCTCGTTATGCATCTGCGTTAATCAAGAGACAATGGGGCGACAACATCACAAAGTATGATGGCGTTCCTCTGCCTGGTGGTCTCAAGTTCAACGGCACAAAGATTCGTGACGATTCTCAGACTGAGATTGATAATCTAGAGCATGAGATGATCCATTCATACTCGTTGCCCGTCACAGACATGATAGGTTAAAGACCTTTCATGGCAACAAACTTTTTCTTTAGGAACACAGATTATAATCCAGAACAAAATCTTGTAAGTGATTTAGTTCAGGAAATGATCAAGATCAACGGTACTGATGTATATTACATCATAAGAAACACTGGTACTGTTGACACTCTTTTGACTGAAGCTACAAATTCTTCATTCAATATTGCAATTCCTATGGAAATGTATATCAACTCGTATTCTGGTTTTCAAGGCGAAGGCGACTTGCTTACCAAGTTTGGTCTCAGTATTGCTGACAAACTAGTACTATCTGTTTCTCGTTCACGTTTCATGGAAGACATTGGCTCTGTCTGGAACTTGACTCGTCCTAATGAAGGCGATTTAGTATTCTTCCCGTTCACTAAGGGTATTTTTGAAATCAAGTTTGTCGAACACGAAGACTCATTTTATCCAGTAGGTAGTCTACAGTACTATGAGTTGCAACTAGAGAAGTTTAATTACAATAGTGAGACGTTCAATACGGGTGTTTCTGAGATTGATCAAGTTATGGGTACATACTCTGTTGCTGAAAATGCTTTCTTCTATTATACGGAAGACGGCTACTACATGACAACAGAAGACAATTATGAGCTAACTCTAGAAGACTACGACATGAGTGGTGATGATGCTGAAGCTCAGAATGATATATTCCAGAACAACTCTGATCTATTCACAGACTTTACAGTTCAAGATCCATTTAGTGAAGGCGGCGTATTCTAATGTTTGGTAAAACGTTCTATTTTGGATCAACAAGAAAATACATCTCGCTTTTCGGGACGTTGTTCAATGACATCATGCTTGAACGTGTCGATCAGTCAACAGGTGAAACTGTAAACTGGATCAAAGTGCCGTTGTCTTATGGTCCTAAAGACAGATATCTTGCGCGTCTAAAAGCTAATCCAGATTTAAACAGGCAGATCAATCAGATTTTGCCAAGAATGTCTTTTGAAATTAAAAGCGTAGAGTATGACTCAAGCAGAAAGCTTAATACTATAGGCAGAAACAAAAAGACAAATACAGACGCGGACATATTCAATAGTCAGTATAATCCTGTACCGTACAACTTTAATATTGACTTGTCTATCTTAACAAGAAATGCTGACGATGCTTTACGTATTGTAGAACAGATTTTACCGTACTTTAAGCCCGAATGGACTACAACTGTTAATTTGATTCCAGACATGAATATCCACATGGACATTCCTGTTGTGTTGAAAACTATCAATTATGAAGACACATATGAAGCTGGCTTTAATGATAGATACGCAATTATCTGGACTCTACAGTTTGTGTTGAAGGGTTACATTTATGGACCAATCTCCACTAAGGGTGTTATTAAAGAGTCGGACGTTAACTTCTATGTGCCGTCTACAAATACTGCGGCTGAAGGTGTTGGTACAACAACTAAGGCAGAATACATTGTAGTTAAGCCAGGCTTAGACGCTAATGGCAATCCAACAAGCAATTCTTCTATCTCTATTCCAAATGCAGAAATTCAGGCAAACTCTAATTACGGCTATATCGTAGATTTTTATTCTGATATTTAAGGGCGACTTACATGATAGCGAATAATCAAAGCATCTCAAGCTTATTGGGAGTTTCACAGCTTCCGACTGTTAGTGATAGCACAGCACCAAAATCTATAACTATTGATCAAGAGACACCCGGAAACGATAAAGCAGATAACGATTACGAATTTGCTCGCGGAAATCTGTATGGTATTATTCAGAACGGTCAACGCGCTCTAGACGATATGATTGATTTTGCAAGACAAGCGCAGCATCCACGTGCATACGAAGTTGTTGGCACTCTAATCAGCAATCTTGTTGACGCAAATCAAAAGCTTCTCAATCTTAGTAAGCAAGTCAAAGAGATCAAAAAGCAAGACGCAGATAAAGACGGCGGCGACTCTAAGACAGTCAATAACAATCTATTCGTAGGAAGCACCGTAGAGTTGCAAAAACTGTTGCGTGGCGAATAATGGCTGATAAGTCCTCAACGTATCTTGGTAATAAGAACTTAAAACGTTCGGCCGTCTCTATCGGCTGGAACGAAGATATGGTAAAGGAATACGTCAAGTGTTCCAAAGAACCTTTGTATTTCATAAAAAAATATGTCAAGATCGTCAACGTCGATAAGGGTCTAGTTCCGTTCGAACCTTGGCCTTTTCAAGTTGAAATGATTAAAAAATGTATTGACGATAGGTTCGTCATTGCAAAGATGCCTCGTCAGGTAGGTAAGACTACTACAATCGCTGCTCTTCTGTTGTGGTATGTGCTGTTCAAAGATAACTTCTCCATTGCTATCCTAGCGAACAAGGAGCGTCAGGCCCGTGAGATCCTGTCTCGCATACAGTTAGCATACGAACATCTGCCAAAGTGGCTCCAGCAAGGGATTATTGAGTGGAACAAAGGCAACATTGAGCTAGAGAATGGTAGCAAAATTCTAGCAAGTTCTACCTCATCCTCTGCAATTCGCGGTACTTCACAGAACTTAGTTTACCTAGACGAGTTTGCTTTCGTACCCAGTAACGTACAGGAAGAATTCTTTGCATCAGTTTATCCTACAATTTCGTCTGGTCAATCCACTAAGGTTCTAATTACATCTACGCCAAACGGCATGAACTTGTTCTACAAGATTTGGTCAGAAAGCGAGACAGGTAAAAACTCATACTCTAGAGTCTCTGTACACTGGTCGCAGATTCCCGGCAGAACGGAAGCCTGGAAGAAGCAGACTATTGACAATACTAGTGAGAGACAGTTCAAGCAAGAGTATGAGTGCGAGTTCCTAGGCTCTTCAAATACTCTAATTGACGCATCAAAACTTTCTATGTTGACACATGCGTTACCGCTAGAGCGTCATGGTAATTTAATCATCTATGAATTGCCAAAAAAGAAACACGTGTATCTGACTGTAGTAGATACGTCTAGAGGCGCGGGCATAGACTACTCTGCGTTTATAGTTTACGATATTACTAAAATACCATATAAAGTTGTTGCTAGATACAAAGATAACAATATTGCCGCTTTAGTTTATCCAAATGTTATTTACAATGCTTCACGACCATACAACACGGCGTATATTCTTGTCGAAACAAATGACATTGGTCAGCAAGTCGCAGATATTCTACAGAACGACTTGGAATATGAAAACGTCTTGCTAACTAGGTCTGGCGGCAAATCAGGTCAAAAGCTCGGTGATTCTGGTGGCGGTAAGCTATCGCTGGGTGTACGCACTACTACACAAGTAAAACGTATCGGCTGCGCTAACTTTAAAAGCTTAGTAGAGAGCGATAAAATCATAATTAATGATTATGACCTGCTTTATGAAATGTACAGATTTATTGAAATAAACGGCAAGTATCAGGCAGAAGAGGGAGAACACGACGACCTAGTAATGTGTTGCGTTTTGTTCTCTTGGCTCGTAAACCAAGACTACTTTAAGGAGTTGAGTAATAACGATGCCCGCCTAGAACTTTTAGAAAGCAATCAACGCAAATTAGAAGAGGAAATGTTACCCTTTGGCTTTATAGACGAAGGACTAGACACTTCTTCAGAAGACGATGAGTTTAACAGGTTTCTTGGAGTGCCGTTGGCCGATCCGTATGAAAAGTTTATTATTTGATTTTTATAAATATACAGAAGTTCCAATTTGAGCCACTAGAGCCTAATAAGATAAAGGGAGAAAAAAAATGTCATTCCAAGTAAGCCCAGGCGTAAATGTAAGCGAAATTGACCTAACAACTATCGTTCCAGCGGTTTCTACAACCACTGGCGGTATTGGCGGTTTATTTCGTTGGGGTCCAGTAGGTAAGCTGGTCCTAGTCGATTCAGAAGCTTCGCTCGTAAATCGTTTCGGCAAGCCAACAAATCTAAATGCTGAGACTTTTTTCACAGCAGCAAACTTTCTTTCATATGGCAATGCGCTATATGTTAGCCGTGCAGCAAATACAACAAGTTCTGCTAATACAATTGGCACATGGAGCGCTGTTGCAAATACCGCCAGCTACACATTCAATGCTATTCTTAACGTTAAGAACGCAGACGATTATGATCAAAAGTTGACTGCCAATAACTTTGCCTCAAACACTCAGATCCTATATGTTGCAAAATATCCTGGTGATCTAGGCAACACACTAAAGCTATCTGTTTGCGATAACGCTACACAGTATCAGTCTTCACTAGCTAACGTTGCCACTACAACATTCTCTG